ATCGTCAAGGGCTACGGTGCCAAGACCGGTGTGCGGGGAGCCAAGGAAATGGGGCAACGGCCCCAAATGGCGGTGCTCGACGACCTGATTTCGGACGAGGATGCCCGTTCCGCAACGGTCATTGCAGCTGTGGAAGACACCGTCTACAAGGCGGTTGAGTACGCCCTGCACCCGAAGAAGAACATGATCATCTGGTCGGGCACTCCCTTCAATGCGAAGGATCCTCTGTACAAGGCGGTGGAATCGGGTGCCTGGGCGGTCAACGTGTTCCCTGTGGCTCAGGAGTTCCCGTGCCCCAGAGAGGACTTCCGTGGATCTTGGCCTGACCGGTTCACCTACGACTACGTTCAGAACCAGTACACCAAGGCTGTGCAGCTCGGGAAGCTGGACACCTTCAACCAGGAGCTGATGCTCCGGATCATGAGCGACGATGAGCGCCTGATCCGTGACCACGACATTGCCTGGTACAGGATCGACTCTGTTCTGCGGAACAAGGGCAAGTTCAACTTCTACATCACGACTGACTTTGCTACCAGTGAGAAGGAGAAGTCCGACTTCTCTGTCATCTCTGTCTGGGCCTACAACAACGCTGGTGATTGGTTGTGGGTGGATGGCCTGGTGAAGCGTCAGTTGATGGACAAGAACATCGACGGTTTGTTCCGGTTCTCTCAGATGTACCGGCCCCAACAGGTGGGGGTTGAAGTGAGTGGTCAGCAGGGTGGCTTCGTCACCTGGCTGCAGAACGAGATGCTCAACCGGAACATCTACTTCCCGCTGGCTAGCGAAGGCAACGACAGCAAGCCTGGCATCCGCCCGAACACAAACAAGTTGGTGCGCTTCAACACCATGGTTCCACTGTTCAAGGCACGGAAGATCTTCTTCCCCATCGAGAAGAAGAACAGCCCGGAGATCCAGCAGTTCATGAACGAACTGAGCCTGGTGACGCCTGGCGGCTTCAAGTCCAAGCACAACGACTGCAGCGACACCATCTCCATGCTGTCTTCACTCCAGCCCTGGCGGCCCAGCGAAGAGGCCCCCCTGGGCCTCGGAGATGGCGCCGGCATCTGGGAAGTCGAGTCTGGCCCTGCTTCCTCGAATCGAATGAGCTCTTACATCGTCTGATCGGATCCCTATGCAACTCTCCACTCTCATCGACAACCTGGCCGCTTCGGAGCTGGCACAGATCTCTCTCGGCACTTCCAATTCGGAGAACATCAGCGACGCCAACTTGGCGATCCTGGTGGGCCACGTGAACCTGGGGCTGATGGCGATCTACTCTCGCTTCAAGCTCAAGGAAGGCAAGCTGATTGTGCCGATCGAAGAAGGCGTGCTGCAGTACCCCTTGGCCGCAGAAGATCTGCTGAAGGTGGAGTCGGTCAAGACCGACACTGGCATGCCTTTCCCGATCAACGACAAGGGCAACCCCTACAGCTTGCACACCCCACGGGTGAAGCTGCTCGATGTTCCGGCAGTGGTGGTGGGGCAGGGGCCTGATCTGCCGGATGGCTACAAAACTGCTGCTCTGACGGTCGAGTACCGGGCTTCACACGCCCAACTTGAAGTCGAAGAAGTCGTCAACAACGGCGTCAATAGCGTGGAACTCGAGCTTCCCGGGGTCTACATGCAGGCTCTGATGTACTTCGTGGCTTCCCGTGCCCACAACCCTGCGGGCATGAGCAACGAATTTCACGCTGGGAACACGTGGTATGCCAAATACGAGGGGGAATGCATGCGCCTGAAGCTCGAAAACTACGAGATCGACCAGGCTGCGACGGTCAACCGAAAGGCTGCAAAAGGCTTCCCTTGAGGCCTTTTTCCCATGAAAAAAGCCCCCAATCGGGGGCTTTTTCGTTGCTGGGAGCTGCTCAGCTTCGGAAGAAGTAGTACAGGGCAAACAGAACCAGGGTGATGCCGCCACCTGCAGTTCCGCCTGCTTGAGTCCAGAAAGCGTCCCACCCGTCTTCGTTGTGCTTGGCCGGGTACTTTCTGTCGTAGTTCTCCTTCAGCTTGGCCAGCATTGCAGTCACAAGTTCACCGGAGATGAACGAGACCGCCATGGCCCAGTGCAGAGGCCACTTCAGACTGACCAAGATCAAGAAGACGCTGGGGGTGACCGCCACACGTGCAGCCATGCCCACCAGGAAGTGCAGACCCCAGTCGTGACGAAGGCCGAAGATCATGCTGCCTCCGAGAGCTTCTGCTTCAGGGCGTAGCCCATCAGCGGCCAGATCTTGTTGACTGCGTTGGCACGTGCCACCTTGCGGCCCACCTCGGCGTCGAAGTTCTCGGGGCTGGCGCACGCGGATTCGCCAGTGACGGTGAAGCCATTGGCCAGAACCAAGACACAGAAGGTCAGCAGAGTGAGCTCGACAGGAATCGTCACCTGGCCACGAGCGCCAAAGACGCCATCTTCACCAGTGAAGTAGTGCTCGCTGACGATGTTGGCTTCGATGTCAGCCGGCGTGACGCGCGGCGCGGTCAGGCCCTTGGCCTTGATCTCGGCCTCGATGGCGCTGTCGTCGGTGCGGGGAGATTGGATGCGTTCCATTGTCACTCCTTGGCTTCGGCTTGCTTGACCAGAGCCAGGCGCTCTTCGAGCACGCCCAGGTACAGCTCCATGAAGGTGTACTGGCGCTTCATCAGCTCTTGCTGAGCAGGCTCGACTTTCAGCCAGTCGGGGTTGGCGAAGAAGTCCTGCAGCTTGAGGATGTTGCCTTTCAGATCTTTGGCTTCGACAGCCAGGCGGGCTTGCCAGGTCTTGGCTTCAGCAGGCGCTTTTGGCGTCTTGGGGGTAGCAGCCGGAGCGGTGACTTCGGGGGTGGGGTTGTCGACGGTTTCCATGGTTTCTTTCAGGTGATGGGCTTAGCCGCCCGTGGAACCGAAGCCTCCGACCCCCCGGCCTGTGGCCGTGAGCTCTTCGTCTTCGGAGACTTCTTCAAGGCGCACGTCCAGGACGGGCACCAGAAGGAACTGGAGAACACGGTCGTCTTCGTTCCACAGGAACGGAGTAGGCGACTTGGTGCGGAGAACTGCTTTCCACTCACCCCGGTAGTCGGAGTCGATGACGCCGCAGGTGTTGTTCAGTTCCAGGCCGTGCTTGGCACCAGCGCCCGAACGAGGCAGCAAAAGCGCCACATACCCAGGCGGAACCTCAGCAGCAAACCCCAGAGGGATGGTTTTGTGCTGGTTGTAGCCAACACTGCCAGCAACTGGCATGTAAATATCGAAGGCACCCGCACCATCAGTACCTTTTGTCGGCATTCTGAAGTTTGGATGGAGCGCTTTTACTCGCATTGGGAAAGTTTCCTTTACAGTGTGGAAAGTGGATGAAGTGTATCCCAACATACTCAGGACAACACGGATGGAAAACCAAGCTGATACTACCCAAAACCAGGGTATGCCAGAGAAACTGGTGAATTGGGCAAATGCTCCGAAGCTGTCAGATTTGAAAGCTGACCTGGTCGAAGCAAAACCGATTCATGATGCCAAAACGGGCAAGATCACCCAGTGGCTGAAGAACCTGGAAGAGGGCGGCACGGCTCCTGCTGGAACTCCTGGAAACGCTTCCAAGATCGCCCCGAAACTGATTCGGAAGCAGGCTGAGTGGCGGTATCCAGCCCTGAGCGAGCCGTTTCTCAGCACTCCAGATGTGTTCAACGTCTCCCCTGTGACCTGGGAAGACCGCAAAGCAGCACAGCAAAACCAGCTTGTGTTGAACCACCAGTTCAATACTCAGATCGACAAGGTTCGATTCATCGACGAGTACGTCCGTACTGCTGTCGACGAAGGTACTGTTCTGGTTCGAGTGGGCTGGGAGTTTGAAGAAGTCGAAGTTGAAGAAACCGTGGCTGATGCCAGGTATGTCATCGACCCCAACTTCGGCTCAACCATCGAGTTCTTGGAGCAACTCAAGCAGCAGGATCCGGTGCGCTACAAGTTCGAGGTGCCCGATGAGCTCAAGCAAGCTCATCTGCTTTCGCAAGAGCACGGTGCCCCTGTTCGTCCTGATGTCCAGAAGTTCACCAAAGAGAGGGGCTTCAAGACCGTCAAGAACCGCCCGACTGTTGAGATCTGCGACTACCGAAACGTGGTTGTAGATCCCACCTGTCACGGGAACCTGCGCAAAGCCCAGTTCATCTCGTTCTCATTCGAGAGCTCGATTTCTGAGCTGAGCAAAGACTCGAAGTACAAGAACCTGAACTTCGTGAACCCCAGCAACCACTCGGTGCTGGCGACTCCGGACCACGGATCCAGCAAGGATTCCGGGGCTGAGAACTTCAACTTCAAGGACAAGGCCCGGCAGAAGTTCGTGGTTCAGGAGTACTGGGGTTTCTGGGACATCGACGGCAGTGGCAAGACCGTGCCGTTCGTTGCAGCCTGGGTGGGTGATGTGCTCATCCGCATGGAAGAAAGCCCGTTCCCGGACAAGGAACTGCCCTTCGTCCTGGTGCAGTACCTGCCCAAGCGCAAGAGCACCCATGGTGAGCCTGACGGTGCGCTGCTGGAGGACAACCAGAAGGTGATGGGTGCAGTCACCCGAGGGATGATCGATCTGTTGGGCAAGTCAGCCAACGGCCAAACCGGCATGCGCAAAGACATGCTGGACACCACCAACCGTCGCAAGTTCGAGGCTGGTCAGGACTACGAGTTCAACGCCAACGTGGACCCTCGTGTGGGCGTCCACATGCACACCTACCCGGAGATTCCTCAATCAGCCCAGTTCATGCTCCAGATGGTGAACATGGACTCGGAGTCCCTGACCGGTGTGAAGAGCTTTGCCGGTGGGGTCTCTGGCCAGAGCCTGGGTGATGTGGCTGCCGGTGTTCGTGGCGCTCTGGATGCTGCATCCAAGCGTGAGCTCGGCATCCTGCGCCGACTTGCTGAAGGCATCGTTCAGATCGGCCGCAAGTTCATTGCCATGAACGCGGAGTTTCTGTCCGAAGAAGAGGTCATTCGGATCACCAACGAAGACTTTGTGCTGGTTCGTCGTGATGACCTGGCCGGCAACTTCGACCTGAAGCTGTCGATTTCGACGGCAGAAGAGGACGACAACAAAGCCCGTGAACTGGCTTTCATGCTGCAGACCATCGGCAACGACATGGACCCTGGCATGAGCAAGATGATCCTCAGCGACATCGCTCGCCTGCGCAAGATGCCTGATCTGGCCAAGCGGATTGAGAGCTATCAGCCGCAGCCTGACCCGATGCAGCAGCAGATGCAGCAACTGCAGATTCAACTGCTGCAGGCTCAGGTGCAAGAAACCATGGCCAAGGCTATGAAGCTCCAAGCCGACAGCCAACTGGCAGGCGCCAAGGTGGGCACTGAGGCAGCCAAGGCGGGTGATTTGCAGTCAGCCGCTGATCTCAAGAACCTGCAGTTTGTTGAGCAGGAATCTGGGGTTACTCAAGCTCGTGATCTCCAACTCCATGGTGAGCAAGCCCGTAGCCAGGCTCAACTCAAGGTCTTGGATATGGGGGCACGGCGCGAAGAGAAACAAATGGACCTGGTCAAGGAGTACATGAAAGCCAGGATGATGAAGAAGGCAGCGTGATATTCTGATTTTCCGGTGTATATTCCGCCCAAGGAGTTATACCCCGTTGAAACAGTATCTCGGATGAGCACCAAACTACTTCAGAGCCTGGACAAAGATATTGAGCACTACAGTGCTGCAGTGAAACTCGCTGCAACACTGGAGCGTTTGATGAACAGCCGGGACTTCCAAGAAGTCGTGCTGACTGGCTACCTCCAAAAGGAAGCTGTTCGGCTGGTGCACCTGAAAGCTGCCAAGAGTGAGCAATCTCCTGAAGCCCAGCAGGCCATCGTGTCCAAGTTGGATTCGATTGGCCAGCTCCATCAGTACTTTGAAGGCATCCGAGCGCAAGCAGAACTTGCTCGGATGTCCCTGAATGCTGCTGAACAAACCCGCATCGAACTACTCGTCCAGGATACCTAACCAGAATGTCTGCCCAGAATCTTCAAGAAGACACCACCGTCGCTGACGATGCCTTTTCGTTCCTGGATCTTCCGGACGAAGAGCTGGTGAACTACACCCCGACTGGCCCTGTGACCAAGCCCGCTGCTGTGGTCGTTCAGGAAGCTGCTCCTGCAGCCGAGACCGTCGAGGAAGAAGAAGCACCTGGTGAGACCGAAGCTCCTGCTGCTACCGCAGGTGGCGAAGCTGCGACAACCGAGCCTGGTGAGCAAGCCGCCGAAGGCGACGCAGCTCACACGGGCGAGGGCGAAGCAGCGAATGCCACCAAGGCAGAAGACAAGAAGACCGAAGCTGAAATCCCTAAGGACAAGCCTGCTCAAGAGGCTGCTGCGGTGGACTACGAGGCTGCCTACAAGCAGCTCACGGCTCCGTTCAAAGCCAACGGCAAGGAAATCTCTGTCCAGAACGTGGACGAGGCAATCCAGCTGATGCAGATGGGTGCGAACTACGCCAAGAAGATGGCGGCGCTCAAGCCCAACCTGATGCTGCTGAAGATGCTCGAGAACAACGGGCTGCTCAGCGAAGAAAAGCTCAGCTACTTGATCGACTTGGACAAGAAGGTTCCGGGTGCGGTCAACAAGCTGGTCAAGGAAAGCGGTCTAGATCCCATGGATCTGGACGCTAAGCAAGCCGATGGCTACACGCCAACCGCTCGCAAGGTCGACGCTCGTGAGGTCGAGTTGGATGAGGTGCTGGACGAGATCCAGAGCACCCCGTCCTTCCAACGAACGATCGATGTGGTGACCAAGCAGTGGGACGAAGAAAGCCGAAAGGTTGTTGCGCAGTCTCCTCAGTTGCTCAAGCTCATCAACAGCCACATCGAAGCTGGCTTTTATGACGTGATCGCCAAGGAGATCGAGCGCAAGAGCCTTTTCGGCCAACTCAATGGGCTGAGTTCTTTGCAGGCCTACAAGCAAGTCGGGGATGACATCAATGCACGTGGCGGCTTCGACCACCTGGGACGCCAGGGGAAAACCGAAGAAGCCAAGCCTGGTGATTTCATCCAGCCGAAACCTCAGACGGCCACGAAGGAACAGCTGATCAAAGACAAGAAGCGCGCAGCGGCTCCGGCCAAGCCAACTCCTGTCTCTTCCGCTCCGCAAGAAGAGTTCAACCCTCTGTCGATGTCGGATGAAGAGTTCCAGAAGATGACTTCGCGTCGCATCTGATCTTTCACCCTGAACTTTTCTCAAATCTCTCCAAGGAATCGAAATGACTCGTGAATTCAAAGCAGGTCCGGATTCGGACATCAACACTGGTGGCACCGTCAACGGTGTCGTGCAGCAGGGCCAACTCCAGCCGCACTACTTCATCAAGCAGGCGCTGATCGAGGCCCGCAAGGAGCAGTACTTCACCCAGGTCGCTGACGCCATCTCGATGCCCAAGAACATGGGCAAGAAGATCAAGCGCTACCACTACCTGCCGCTGCTCGACGACGCCAACCTGAACGACCAGGGCATCGACGCTGCCGGCGCCACCATCGCCATCACCGAGTACTACGTCAGCTTCCCGGACTTCATCACGGTGACCGATGCGACGGCTGCTGCTGCGGTGACCGCCATCAACCTGAACGTCAACGGTCCCTCCAACGGTCAGCAGAACGTCGCTACCGCTGGTGCCGGTGGCTCGGGTGGTGCTGGCCGCACGCTGATCTCGCTGAACACGACTATGGCCCCCAACCGTGTCGTGAAGTACCTGAACCTGACCAACGCCAACGCGGTGGCGGCTCTGGGCTTCGGTGCGACGGTGCAGCGTGGCTCGGGCAACCTGTACGGCTCGTCCAAGGACATCGGCCTGATCAACGGCAAGATGCCGGTGCTGTCGGAAAACGGTGGCCGGGTGAACCGTGTCGGCTTCAAGCGCCGTGAACTGGAAGGCTCGCTGGAGAAGTTCGGCTTCTTCGACGAGTACACCAAGGAATCGCTGGACTTCGACTCGGACGCCGACCTCGAACAGCACGTGACCCGTGAGATGGTCAACGGCGCTGCCGAGATGACGGAAGATGCCCTGCAGATCGACCTGCTGACCTCGGCAAGCACGATCCGCTGGCCTGGCAACGCCACGAGCCGTCAGACCATCGATCCCGCTGCTGCCGGTGCCAACCAGGGCCTGGTCGACTACGGTGACCTGATGCGCCTGTCCATCGACCTGGACAACGCTCGCACGCCGAAGCAGACCACGATGTTCACCGGCACCCGCATGGTGGACACCCGTGTCATCCCCGGTGCGCGTCCGCTGTACATCGGCTCGGAGCTGCTGCCGACCATCAAGGCGATGAAGGATCTGCACAACAACCCGGCGTTCATCTCCATCGAGAAGTACGCCGCTGGTGGTGCAACCATGATCGGTGAGGTGGGCGCGGTGGACAACTGGCGCATCATCGTCGTCCCCGAGATGACGAAGTGGGCCGGCGCTGGTGCCTACGGTTCGGATCCGCTGTACTACCGCACCAACGGTCGCTACGACGTGTTCCCGATGCTGGCGATCGGTGAAGGTGCCTTCACGACCATCTCGTTCCAGACGGACGGCAAGTCGACGAAGTTCACCATCCACAACAAGAAGCCTGGCCTGGAAACGGCTGACCGCACCGATCCCTACGGTGAGACCGGCTTCATGTCGATCAAGTGGTACTACGGCTTCATGATCCTCCGCTCGGAGCGTCTGGGCCTGATCATGACGGCAGCTCTGCTGTAAGCCAGCAGTGAAGTAAGAAAGGGGAGCTGGGCAACTGGCTCCCCTTTTTGAAAGATTTCTCCCAACTGAAAGACAAGACAGACACATGGACTCCCTTCACGACGATGCTCCCCAAGACGAACTGAGTGCCCTGAAGGCACGTGCCGATCTGCTGGGCATCAGCTACCACCCTTCCATCGGCCTGGAAAAGCTGCGTGAGAAGGTGAACGCCAAGATCCAAGGCCAGGCTGCACCCGAAGCTGCAGTGGCCGAACAGACTGCCGGTGTCGCTCCTACGGTGCGTCCTCCGACTGCCGACGAGCTGGCCAAGGCCCACTACGACGCAGCCATGAAGCTGATCCGTGTGCGCCTGCAGTGCATGAACCCGAACAAGAAGGAATGGGAAGGCGAGATCTTCTCGGTGAGCAACCGTGTGATCGGCACCGTGCGCAAGTACATCCCGTTCAACGCCGACGATGGCTGGCACATCCCTCAGATCATGCTGGACATGCTCGACGCTCGTCAGTGCCAGAGCTTCTACACGGTCACGGGCGCACGTGGCGAGAAGGTGCGCAAAGGCAAGCTGATCAAGGAGTTCGCCATCGAAATCCTGCCCCAGCTGACTAAGGAAGAACTGGCTGACCTGGCTCGTCGCCAAGCCATGGCCCAGTCGGTGGACTGATCAAGTCCGCGGCTTACACAGAACCCAGAGAACCTGAATGACTGCACCCTTCAATCCGATCCAACTGGCTGACCTCACTGCTGCGAACATCGCTGGTGCAGGTGTGTTCGATGTCCTCATGCGGACGACGAAAGCGCACCTGGAGCAGGAGTTCGAGAAAGGTCGGATCAAGGGTGCAGAGTACGCTCAGGTGTACCTGGGTTCTGTGCAGGCTGTCATGGGCACGGCCCTGCAGTTCTTGATGAACCAGACGGCAACCAACCAGGATGCCGTCCTGAAAGAGAAGAACCTTGAGCTTCTTGAAGAGCAGCGTCTGACCGCTGTTGCTCAACGAGCTCAGGTGGAGAAGCAGACCGCAGTGCTGAACCAGCAACTGCTGAACCTGCAAGACGAGCTTCTGACCGCCACCGCTCAACGTGCCCGTCTCACTCAAGAGACAGCCAACTTGGCCAGTCAGAAGCTGCAGATCGAAGCTGAGACTGCTCGTGTTGGCGCTCAAACTGCTCAGGTTGAGCAGCAGACTGCCAACCTAGAAGCAGAAGCCCTGAACATCCCGAAGCAGGGTGTTCTGATGGATCGTCAGGCAGCTCAGGTGCTGCAGCAAACCACGAACCTGGTGGCGGAAGCTCTCAACATCCCCAAACAAGGGGCTGTGCTGGACGCTCAAGCTGCACAGGTGTCCCAGCAGACCACCAATCTGGTGGCCCAGAAGCTCCAGATCGAACAGCAGACTTCTAACCTGGTGCGTCAGAACGAGCAGATGGTGCTGGACAAAGCGCTGACTGTGGTGAAGACCACCAACGCTGAAACCGAAGGCACTGTCCTGGTGGCCCAGGAATGCAAGCTGCGGGCTGAATACGATGTCTTGATGCTGACCAAAGGCAAGACCACTGCCGAGACCGATCTGCTGGCTCAGAAGATCGTCACAGAGCGTGCTCAGGTCTCTGCTGTGGCGGTGGATGCCGACAGCGTGGTGGGGCGTCAGAAGGCTCTGTACGTGGCTCAAACCAACGGCTTCACCCGAGACGCTGAGCAGAAGGCTGCCAAGCTCATGGTGGACAGCTGGAACGTGCGGCGCACGACTGACGAAGGCACCCAGGCCAACGCCACCAACAAGCTCGATGACGCATCGGTGGGCCGGGCAGTCAACAAGCTGCTTGAAGGTGTCGGGGCCTGATCAATCTGCCCTGGTGAAACAAAACAAGGGGCCTTGTGCCCCTTCTTTTTTGGGAGAAGCAAATGGGCCTGTTCAGCAGCAAGTACAAGACCTATGTGGGCACGAGTGCCAGCCGGCTGATCCAAGATGATCTGATCCCCAGCTCGGTCATCTCAGGAACGCTTCGGGGGATCTTGCAAGACAAGGATCTGCCCAATGCCATCCTGACCGATCTGTTCCGGAGCGTGGGCTCTCGCGTGCGCTCGATGCACAACTTCGCAAAGAACCGCTACGTCTTCGGCACCCCTGGTGTGAAGCGCTTTGCAAGCTCAGCGCATCAACCTGCTGTTCAGGCGGTACTCGACACGCTTGAAGGCCAGCCGGTCAGCATTGAATACCTGCACATCGGGGCACCGAACATCTTGCACATCACCTGGCTCAAGCTGGTGCAGAACCATGGCTACAACACAGCCAACAACAGACTGAACACTCTCAGCACGACCTTGGGCAAGGACGTGTACCTGGATGACATCCTGGTGGTGATTCCGCAGAGCAGGGCAGGGAGCTACTTGCCTATCGCTACAGCGCAGTGGGGCCAGCCTCCGAACACTCGGCCAAGCCCCAATCGCAAGGCCCAGTTTTTGTACCCTGAGCTCAACGACATGGTCAACAAGCACAGTGCTGTGCGAGTCGATCCTGCGGCTACAGACGACTTCGCCAGGGTGCTGTACGCCTACGACGACACGCCTACTGGGCCTGTCATCAGCGGCAGCTTTGACATCACCAACAGTGAGTACGCAGACTCCAGCGACTTTGTGCAGGTGAGCTACTACGTGGGGGGTGTCAAGAAGTACTGGATCTACGAGGTTGGTTCTGCTGTGCATCCGACTCTGGACAATGTGCTCACGGGCACTTCGACAGCAGAGGATCTCAGCAAGGACTTCTTTCCGTTCATCCACTTTCGGACGAACAAGCAGCGGATCTCTGTGAACCAGAACTCCGTTCAGTACCTGGATTCAGTGAAGATCTGCAAGAAGCTGGGCGTGAGCTACGACGAGCTCGATGAGGCCATCCATGCCAACCCAGACATTGGGGATGTGGCCCAGGCCTACATTGGCTTGATGGTGCCGGCGAGCAGCGCAGACAAAGACTCTTGTCGCTACCTCTTTGACTTCTTTAGCGAGCTCTACGACAGCGGGTACAACAACGTCGACCCTTGGGTGGTAGGCCGGGCGATCAACACTGAGTGGCCACGAGAAGCGATCACCGTTGCTGACAGCCTGGTGAAGCACACCTTGTCTTCTACGGGTATCAGCAAGCGCGTCATCGCCGGGACGGTGACTGGCCTCAAGGTCGGGGAGACTTCCAGCCAGGTCATCGCCGCTGTAGAGGCTGAGCCAGTAGATGTCACGACTCAGGAGGCTTTGGAACCCAAGCCTCGAGTTCCTTCGTTTCACTGCTACCGCAGACAGATCACGGACTCGACCTACGAAGAGATTCAGGTGCAAGACCTGGAGATGCGCTATTTCATTGAAGGCGATCACAGCGACGTAGAGACTGAGACCAGTGTTTCTTTGCTGGTTCCGTTGGACTACTCCATCACCAGAAACTACTCACTGCAGTTTCAGGAGCGGCTCTACTCCAAAGCACTACATGTGATTGTGAACAGCGTTCAAGTTGTGAAGGTGAAGTGGTATCAGCAGAGCTTCTTCTCAACGATTTTGTTCATCATCGCCATCGTTATGGCGGTCTACGACTACGGAGCAACGCTGGCTGCAGTGACGACTCTGTATGCCTTTGTTCAGTTTGTCGTAGTCACCATCTTGATCTCCTACGCAACCAAGAAGTTCTTCGAGTTCTTGGTCAAGGAGCTTGGAGTCGAATCTGCTTTGTTCCTGGCAGTGGTGGCAGCCATTGTTGGCGGTGCCAACTGGGCTCAAGCAGGCACTACTGGTCTGCCAGCAACCGCAGCTCAGCTTCTCCAGGTGTCATTGAACCTGGTCAAAGCCTCGGGAACTGTGGTCATGGAAGACCTGGCGGGCCTGGCTACTGAGTTCAGCGCCCTACAAGACGAGATGACTGAGAAGAATGAGCTCTTGAAGAAAGCTCAAGACTTGCTGCAGGAAACTACCCGGTTCAATCCAATGATCATTTTCGGGGAATCCCCGGAAAACTTCTTCAATCGAACAGTCCATTCAGGCAATGTTGGTACTATCGGGTATAAGGCCATCGACTCGTATGTTGATATGGCCCTGACTCTGCCAACGATTTCAGATACTCTGCCGGAAGAACTTCCGGTTTACTAAGGAATCCCCATGCCGTACCAAACGTACAACCCCATGGATCCCCAAGGCTTGATGCAGATGAACTGGATGCTGCCCAAGCTGCCCACTGGTTCTGCAACGCTGGATGCCTACAAAGCCTACCCTGGGATGAACTCCTTGGCCCCTACGGTCATGGAGAGCAACATCGCTCCCACTTCGGTCATCCCTTCCTGGGCAGCTGGTTCGGGCACGCTGACTGCTCAGCCCAACGCCCCCACTGCCATGAGCCAGTTCTTGAGCGGGATGCTGGGTGGACGAGACGCTGACGGCTTCAACCAACAAGGCTGGGGTGGCTTGGCCCTGGGTGGTGTGAGTGCTCTGGGCAACCTCTACATGGGCATGAAGCAGTACGGCCTGGCCAAGGATCAACTGAACTTTCAGAAGTCGTCTTTCGAGCGCAACTGGGAAGCCAGCAAGAGCACGACCAACAGCGCTCTGGAAGACCGTCAGAAGGCTCGTGTGGCCTCCAACCCTGGTGCCTATGAGTCGGTGGGTTCCTACATGGGCAAGTACGGCATCAAGTAATCAGGAGACCGCATGGCTGTCATCACCTGGCGCAACATCGAAGCGCCCAACCTCGGGGATCCGAGCCGTACTTTCCAGACTGCACAGCAGTCTTTCAACGCTGGCATGGCGACGCTGGGTGATCTCCTGAAGGGGGCACAAGCTAACGACGAAGCCAACTGGCAGACGGGGAAGACCAACAACACCGATGCGTTTCTGACTGCAGCGATGCAGAAGTACGCCACGCCTGAAGGCTTCAAGGCTGCCCAGGCTTCTGGCGAGCTCGAAGCTCTGCGCTCGCAGTACGGTGCTCAGATCGACCTGGGGGCTACTCGTCAGTTCCTGGACAGCCGCCTGGCTACTCTGCAGCAACGCGGTCTGGCTGAGAACCAGTACAACGATGCGCAGGAAACTGTGCAGCTGCGGCCTCTGCAGTCGCAAGCCATGCTGGAAGCACTGAACGGCAACGTGGGTGGTGTGGGCCAGATCCTGGAAGCCAACCCGGCTCTTCGGAATCGCTTTGGCGCTGACATCACTCGTGCTCTGCTGACCCGTCAAGGCGAGCAGTTCCGGATGGTCAACGAAGCAGAAGACCAACGGTTCCAGCGTGAAGGCGCAGCACGTGCTGAAGCTCGGGCACCTTTGGAACTGGATCAGCTTCGTGCGAGCACTCGTGCTTCCAACGCTGCGGCAGCAAGCTCTGAAGCGTCGAGCAGGCTCAGTGCTGCCCAGCTCAAGGCGCAAACTGCTTCGGATGCTTTGACAGCCAAGCTCGAACGAGAAAAGGCCGACAAGATCCTGAAGACTGGTCCCCTGGCTCTGGGCTGGTTTGACAACAACACCGGAGCCAAGACGCTTCGGGAGAACCTCACTGGCGTCGGAAAACTCAGCGAAGACGAAGTTCAAGCTGTGGTTGCGGCGGCTGGTGCCATTCAGCAGCAAGGGGGTATCCCAATCAAGGTGGATGGGAAGACTTACCGGGCTCCTATCTCGATCAGTGAAGTGGTGGCTGCGGCTACAACCAAAGGCAGCGACACCTTTGGCAGCACCTGGCGCACTGACGGTGGCACTGCTTCTGACATCATCAAGTTGCTGCAGAAGCGTTACGAGAACAAGGACTTTGCTCTTTCCATGCTGGAGAGCATGGGCGCTGCTGGTATTGCTCCTGGCGAAGACGGTACTCCTGCCAAGGCCCGTGACGCTGGTACGCCTGCTGGCCGTGGTGCTGCTCCTTTGGCTGCAGCTCCCATGCCTGCTCGTGAAGTTGCTGCGCTGATTCGTGGGCAGCAAGCCAAAGGTGAGTACCCTGGTGTCAAGCTGCCGGAAGCTCTGGCCAGCGGTGACTACAAGCGAGACAAAGCCTTTGTTGATGAGCTTACTCGTCGTGCCAAGACTATGGTGCCTGGTGTTGTGATCGGGTCTGACGGCAAAGTTGACCTTCAAAGATCAGACCCAGATACTCTGAAACTGATTCGTCAGCAAGTGGATGCTTCTCTGCGACAGCGCTGAAATAGATACTCTTTCAGCAAATACAGACAAACGGGCTTCGGCCCGTTTTTCATTTACTCTAGAATCTCAGGACATACTCTCCTGGGAATATCTATGTCCGGCTCCAATCCTTTTGTCTCTGTGCAAAACGCAAGCTCGGGTAAGTTTGCCCAGATACTCGAAGCACGGCGTCAAAAGGTAGAAAGCCTTCGCTCTTTGGTGCAGGCTCAGCCTGTCCAGATCGAGCCTGAAGACCTCTCTTGGTCTGGTCGTCTTGGCCTGGATCGAGACGGCATCGCTGGCCAGGCTGTGAACCTGGGTGCCAACATTGTTTCTGGCGGCTCCCGGCTGATTGGTGATCTGGCTTCGCTGCCTTCGGATGCCATCGCTTCGGCGGCAGAAACAGCTCTGGACGAGAACCACTACAACGCCTACAACCGGATGGTGCGTGGTGAAGCTACGCCCCGTGACATCGACCTGCTGAACGCTCCGGTCAACCCCAACGACCCTCGTGGTCGGACGGCCATGAGCTACTTCGATCAGTCGAAGCAACTCCGTGGCATCTCGTCTAAGGTGGACAGCTTCTTCAACATCGGCTCCATCGTGGACGAGACGAAGAAGCAAGCCCTGCAAGAAGACTTGCGGGAAGGCTTTGCCAGCCCTTGGGCACAAGTGACTCAAGGCTGGGACGAGATCACCAACAAGAAGTCGATCTCGGGCGCTGGTGATGTGCTGGCTGGCCTAGGCAAGCTGGCCTACAACGCTGTGGGCGCTGCTGGCAGCAACCCGATGGCAGTCGTCGAGTACGCAGCGGAGAACGCTCCCCAACTCCTGGTCGGTGCTGCTGGCAAGGTTGGCATGGGTGCTTTGACCGCCAGCAACGTGGGCTACGGTGCCGAGGCATACCGCAAAGGCCTGGAGAAGTTCCAGGCTGAAAACAACGGTGCCTTTCCTGATGCCGACACCCGTACCACGATGGCTTTGGCTGCTGCCGGTACGGTGGCTCTGGAGCAAGTCGGAGACGTGCTGTCTCTGAAGACTCTGGGCATTGGGGCCAAGGCAGCCAAAGAAGCTGGTGACGAGATTGCTCGCAAGGGGCTCAAGGCAGCCATCCTGAACACCGGCAAGGCCACGGCCAAGGGTGTGGCTACCGAAGCTCCCACGGAAGCTGGCCAGACCTACTTGGAAGGCGTGGCTGGTCTGAAGCCGGCCAGTGCTGAAGACATCTACGTGGGCGGTGCTATTGGTGGCATGACCGGTGGTGCTCTCACTGGCGGTGTGACGGCAGTGGGTGAGGCGCTCTCGGGTGTGGCCTCGAAAGCTGCAGACGCCGTGGACAGCGCTGCAAAGCGGGAAATCAACAAGGCTGCTGCTGAAATGGCTGAGCAGACCGGTGATGTGTCGGTGTTCTTGAACAAGGAATCTCCGCTCTACTCTCCGAAGCAGGCGGTGGCTTCTCTCTACGCCACGAGTTTCAAGGAAGACGCAACGCCGGAACAGCGCAACGAGAACTTCGTCAAGGCCCTGGCTGCAAAGCAGACCATGGAAGCTGAGTCGGACGCCCTGTACTACCAGACGCCCAACGGGCGCAAGGAAGCACAAGCTGAGCTGGCTGCTCTGCCGGCTACGCCTGAGAACGAAGCCAAGCGTGCTGAGCTGGAGCAGATCCTGGCTACGCCTGTGGCTGAAGGCAAAGAGCTGGTCGAGCTCAACAAGAAGCGCGCAGCTCTGGACACTGAGCTCAACGATGTGCAGAAGACTCTGCAGACGTTTAGCCTGGACATGGTCAAGGCCGCTGAAGGCATCGCTCAAGACGCTGATGCCATTGCTGCTCTGCGCACCAAAGCTGCTGCGTCTGTGGATCAGAACGATCAGGCTGCTGTGCAAGAGTCTCAGGAAGCTGCACGGGTCATCATCAACCTGTCGATGTCTTCTCCTGGTTCTTTGAGCCCGGAAGCTGCTCTGCAACTGGCTGACGACACGAGCAACGGTCTGGCACCTGCACAGCGCGTGGCACTGCGGCAGTTGTCTGCTGCTCAGGTGGCGATGAACAAGCTGAAGACTGGGAGCAAGGTCCGCAGCGAAGTGCTGAACGGGGATCCGAAGACCCGTCAGCTGGGCATTGCCGACTACACCCGCCGTGCAGGGCTGGCTCTGGCTGGCGGCAACGTCGACATGGCACTGAAGCAAGTGGCTGGTCTGCAAAAGTTCTTGGCCAGCCATGCTGACAAAGCAGTCAAGGCCAGGGAAGCACTGGCTCAAGCCACTGAACTTCGCAACACCCAAGGCAACACCATGGGTGTGGCACTGGTCAAGCTGGAGCAAGGCGGGTGGGAAGTGCAGCCTATCGACCCGACCAGGGACTTGAAGGAAGTCGAGAAAGAGCTTCGTGACAGCGGAAGCCTGCGGATCCACCCTGGTTCGATTGGTGTGGTGCAGGACATTCGTACCGAAGCCCAGGCTATCAAGGCAAGCCGGGACAGCATCCGTGCTGCCGTGGAGCTCGCCAAAGCCCCTGCAACAGCCTCTGCACCTTCTCCGGCTACCAACGGGGCTCCTTCTGCTGTTACCCCTGCTCCTGCGCCTTCTGTGCCGGCTTCTGCCCCCGTCGCCACTACGGCTGCGCCTGTGGCTCCGGTGGCGTCGTCTGCTGCACCTGCTGAAGCTACTCTCGGAGCCGTGCAGCCAGCCGAGGTCGAGCAGGCGCAGCCGGCGCAGACCGAAGTGCTGGCGGAGACGGCGACGGAAGAAACCACAGACCTGGAAGAAGGCAGCGCTGACCTGGCAGTTGAAGGCAAGCTGCCGGCACTCCAAGCTGCAGAGCAAGACCGTGCTGCTCTTGAGTCCAGCAAAGTGGGCGCTGTGTTCCGTGGTGTGAACTTGGTGGCAGCGTTCTTTAACCAAGTCGCTGGCCGTAGCAAGGAAGTCTCTGGTAAGCCGCTGGCTTCGCTTCAAGACTTCTTCAGTGCATGGCGGCAAGACAACTTGCTTCAGTGGCAGTACCTGCCGAAGGCTTTCAAGGACAAGCTGCGTTCGTACAACGCTGAGAGTGTTGAGCGCATCCAAGCTCTGGCAGCACTGAAGAACTTTGGCCAGGTGCTGAGCGACAAAGTGCGTGACGGTAAGGTCGTTCGCTCTGGCTGGCTCTCGAACCTGCGGGAAAACATGCCCAATGCCGAGGCCTATGCTCAGATCAGCAAGGACTTCCAGCATCAGGACATGAGCCGTTACCTGGTGGATCCGGGCACTGGCAAGTTCAGCGAGAACGTGCTGACCGCTGTTGCCTACTCGGCCTACCGCTGGACGCTTGATCAGGCCAACACTCCGAAGGCCAAGCTGCCCCTGGAGATCCTGGAGATGCACGGGCGAGCTGAAGGTGATGTGCTGACGCTGGAAGGTCGCCAAGCTCTGAAGCACATGGCTGGCTTTGAAGAAGTCGTGATCAACACGCTGGGCCAAGCCGCTGTGGAAGCCCTGGGCTTGCGTGCCATGAAAGACGCACCGCAAGACTTGCTGCCTCGTCTGCAGGCTGCTCTGGGTGTGCATGCCCTGGCGCTGTTGGAGCGCAAGGGAGTGCTGGTGCGGCATGAGATGAACGCACGTCAGGTAGCTCAGGATTTCTTCAAAGACTCCGAGAAGCAAGCTGAGCGCTACGGGGCCGAGACCAAGTTCAAGTACGTCCAGTTCTCTCGTGAAGGCCTGGCTGGCAGTGCTTCAGCCTGGCTTGAAATCGAAGACATCAAGAACACCAACCGGTACTCTGGATCGGCTGTGGACAAGATGTTTGGTGTGGAGTCGCTGACCCGCACGGCTCTGGAGAAGCCAGCCAAGTTCAAGCAAGAGTTTGCCAAGGGCACCCGTCAGAAGATTCCTGCCAAGTTGGCCAAGGTTCTGAACCGTGCTCAGAAGGTGCCGCACCAGGTGATCCCTGAGATGCTGGATCTGATGCTGGGCCTTGGCAAGCAAGCCACGCTGGAAGCTGCTGGTTGGGTCGAGCCTGACGGGAGCAAGATTCACGTTGAACGTCTGGGCAGCATCGAAGCTCAGAACGACAACCTGTCGGTGCAGTACGAGCAGATGATGGAGATGCTGGGCTTGCCTGAGACTCTCCGTGAAGATTTGCCGGCTGGTGTCTTTGGGCAGATCGTCCAACGGGCCAAAGATCGGCAGATGTTTGTCGAGTACGAGGTCTGGCGCAACTTCCGTGTGGGCATCAAGACCCAGTCGCTCAACATGCAGTCGAGCAAGCTGCACCGGTTTGCCTTCACGCGCCCGAACTGGAAGACGAAGATCTCTTTCAGCAACGAAGCGCTGCTGACTGAGTTCAAGATCTCGGTGGCTCAGGCGCTGGGTGTGAAGACGGACAAGCAGACCAACGCACAGACGACGAAGACTTCTGGCTACCAGAAGATCTTCAACGATCCTACTTCGGATGTGCGTCGTGCTGCAGAAGTCATCCGTCAAGGTGTGCTGCGCAAAGACATGAGCGTCTGGACGCCTGAAAACCAGAAGCTGGTGTCTCAGGTGGCTGGTGGTGCTGAGAAGATGATGTCGCTGCAGGGCTTGCTGGCCCTGGCTCAGTACCTGGAAGCTGCAGAGACTGGCGCTGACTTTGAGGTCAACCTGCTGGTAGGCGCTGACGGCAAGACCAACGGCCCTGTGCTGACGCACCTGGCTCTGGGCGCTGCAGAGACTGTGGAAGGCCTTTACCGGGTCATGAACCAAGGCGGCATGTTTGCCTTGGGCAACGAAGAAGAGCACTTCAGTCAGTACGCTGAGAAGGGCGGCCAAGACCTGTACCAGGATCTGGGCAACCAGGTGCTGAAAATGATCGAAGAGTCTGCTGGTTTCGACCCGCAGATCTGGGCTGCCTTCCAGAAGATCACCAAGCCCCTGCGTGAGGGCGCTGATGGGGTGTCGGGTGCTACTCGCAACCTGATGAAAACCCCGATGACTTCGTTTGCGTTTGGTTCACAGCTGTCGAAGTCTGTGGCCAACATGCAGAACGCTTTCATCGAAGGGATCTACACGACCATTGAAGATGTAGCTCAGGGTAAGCGCAAAGATGTTGCTGACCTGACGGAGCTGATCCAGGCCCTGAACACTCTGATCGTGGTGGGGGGTGGCAAGCCTCTGAACGAATCTGCCACTGCAGAGCAGTTGCTGGCAGACAATCTGTTCCCGCAGCGTCGAGCGCTGGAGAAGGCTTTTTACCAGATCATGGGCTATGCGGTCGAAGAGACCATGGAAGCTCACTTCGCCACGTTCATTGAGCGCCGGCGCACCCTGAACAAGGTGATCGAGACTGGCTACCGACTCTACGAAGCTGCCTACGCTGCAGCTCGTGAACAGATGATCCAGCGTCTGATGGAGTCTGGTGATCTGGCGTACCGTGAAGAGCGCAAGTCTCCTGGCCGAGACAAGAACGGCAAGGCTCTGCCTGCTGTGCCCACGGGCAAGCGCATTCCTCTGCACGACTTGAACCAGGCTCAAGAGCAAGAGCTCTGGGAGAGCCTAGGTCCGTTGCGTCCTGCGATGAACTCGGTCTACACGGCTGAAGGCAACGATCTCGCGGCTGGCA